ATGGGCAATACGCTGGTGGTTTTATCATGCGTCCACGCCATCATGCAGGCCAGCCACGCGAGGCGCTGGGATACCCTAGCTGATGGCGACAATGCCCTAGTCTTCGTGGAAAGGTCCTTCGCGCGTCAAGCGAGGGAAGCTTTCCAGCTTTCCCCCCACCTCACGGGTCAGGAGTTCGTGCTTGAGAGACCGGTTGATGTGCTCGAGGCGGTAAGGTTTGGACAGTCGGCACCAGTGTTTTGTGGTGACAAGTACCGGATGGTCAGGGATCCCTGGAAAGTGATTTCCTACGCCTCCTCCAGTCACAAACACTTGCGTGATGCTAGCTTCGCGGCTCCATACATTGCGGCCGTGGCTATGTGTGAGGGTAGTCTTGCGCGTGGTGTGCCTGTACTGTCGGCCTTTCTCGAAGGCCTCTACCGTGCTGCTGGTGGTCCTCCTCGGGCCCGTGCCCTTAAGCGGGCGCTCGAGGAGTATCGCTGGCATGTAGATGCACGTGAGGTTGGGTCGGCCCTGGCAATGCCTTCCGTCAGCATGGAGGCACGTCTCTCGTTTACACGCGCATTTGGTGTTCCCGTGGACGAACAGATCCGGTTGGAGGGTCTCTTCGCCTCTGTCCTTGTGGCACCGGGAGTGGTAGACCAACTGCCAGGGTTGAAACCTTGTGTTGCACCCTGGCATCCTGCCTCAACCTTTGTGCGCGGTGTATACGGCGTGCCGTCCATCCAGCTAACTGCTGACGAGGGCCAGGCATAAGCCGGGTGGCTTGGGATGGTCCGGATGGGTTGGGATGGTGGTTGCGGGAGCGGGCTTGTGAAGGACTGGCGATATGGTGGGGCAAAACCTTAGCCCACGGTCCCGTCACACCCACTGGCGAATGGTGTGGCTTTCGCAAGTAACCGCTCACTCGGCTGTTTAGAGTTGGGGAGTGTTTGTACGTTGTGCACGAACCACTGGTTGTCTGTGTCAAGTGGTGACTCGATGCGCCGGCGAAGCAGGTTAACGGTGCGGGAACTGACATGGAACTCAGTTATAAAGACTCTGAGCGACACAATAGGACATGGTGTGTTCCCCCATGGACTGTGTGATCGGGGATTCCGCTAAACCGCTGTTGTTGGGTGGGGCGCTGACTGTCATGCTTGATTGCGGTGTGAGGAAGGTCTTCGGGCCGATGGGAGGTATGTTAGGGCGAGGCATAGGGTCAGACCGGAGTAAACGGCCGCCGGGCCAGTCTCCTTAATTAGTCTTTAAAGATCCCAGGTGACGACTGGGATACCCTACTGTCTGGGATCAAACCATCTCCTCCCCCACCTACGCTACGGACGGCCAAACAGGCAAGTGGCTCGGCGGAGCGTCCTCCTTGCCGTCGGAGGAACCGGTTGGTCTGCGCGAGGCCCAGCCCCGGGGTAACCTGGCTGGGGTTTGAAATCCACCGGTGCTCACGTTACACTTCTGGACCCAGGCGGGTGTGGCAACCCGTCCTGCCAGGCGGAAAAGTCCATTTTCCGACTCGCCACTCCTTCGGGGGGGCAGCTTGCAAGGTGAGTTTTGAAAGCGTTAGCAGGCTTAACTCCTTGCGCCACCTTATCTCTTCCTTTGGCCGGTTGCCAAGACGGGGTCTATCACATTCGTGCCGCCAACTCCATGGTTGTATCAGGGCGCTCCCCGTTCTCTCAGAAAGAATGTGCCGTCCCTCGTTGCTTTGTCGGGTGCACGAGGGAGTGATTTCCACCTGACATGCCCGCGGTCGCCTGAGCCTGGCGGCAAGAGCCCCTCACTAAACCACATTTGTGGATTGGGCCTGTGGGGGGACCAATGAGC